CCCGGTATGCTGGTTGCCCAGTATGATGGAGGACTCACCACGGGGGAGGATGCTGTTGCACTCCCGAAGTATCGTTTGAACAGCGATGTTAACTATCCGCCTTGCATCATCGTTGAGGATGACCTTCAGGGTAAGACCATCGATGATACGATTGCCGTGGGTGATTATATCCGCGTGAAGTTCTTGCAGGTTGGCGAAAAGTATGTGGTATACGGTCAGCCTGCTACGGAGGTTGCTGTTGGTGCGCTGCTTTCGCCTTATACGGATGGTACGGTTGTTGCTAACGCTGGCCCTGGCGAGGCAGCGCAGACCCTGTTCCGTGCGGAAACGGCTGTTGCGGATAGCGACACCGATACCCGTCTGGTTGTTCGCGTGCTTCGCGTGTGATTCTGTCAATAGTCAGTAAGGAGAATTAGCTATGAGTTTCAAACCTTTTATGGTCAATCTTGACGAGGCAAACGTTCCGCAGGTCGGGGAGTTTAGTGCCTTTGATGTCAACGCCTCTCGCCCCTATCGTGGTGATAAGCGTAAGGACTTGGCATACATCACCCGCGTTACTGGGGTGAACGAGGATGGCACACCCAAGCATGAGGCACAGCTTGTTGGCGCGGCTAACACTTCTACTCTGTTCAAGGATGAGTGGAAGATGATTGATGAGGCCATTAACACCGCTCGTAACAAGCGGATGGCTTTTATCAATTGGTTGATCAGCAAGGGTTGTGTCATTGACATTCCGAATGGGCTTGGTGTTACTCAGTATGAGTGGCAGAACCTGACCGGACTTGTTGGGGCCGACCTTTCGATGGATGGCCTGAAGCAGAGTGATACGGATCGCGTTGAGTATAGCTCGGCTTCGATTCCCCTGCCTATCATCAGTAAGAACTGGCGTCTGAATCTCCGTTTCCTTGAGGAGAGCCGCCGCAAGGGTATGCCGATGGATAGTTACTTCACCGCTGAGACGGCGCGTGTTGTGGCTGAGTATGCGGAGAACATGACGGTTAATGGTGCCAAGAGCCTGAAGTTCGGAGGGGACATCCTCTACGGTCTTCTGGACAGTCCGAATGTTGAGGCGCTCACGGCGACGGGCACCTTATACACGAAGGATTGGGCGGATGCGGCTACCACGGGTGCCGAGATTCTTGCAGACGTTCTGGGTATGGTGCAGAAGCTGAATGATAACAAGCGATATGGGCCGTTTGCTCTTTGGCTCCCGCAGGCTTATCAGGGCGCTCTTGCTCGCGATTATACTACGGGCTATCCAAAGACGATTGCTCAGCGTCTGATGGAAACGGGCATGCTTGAATCCATCAACTACAGTGACTTCATCGGCAAGGATACTTCTAGTAAGTATCGCGTTGTTATGCTGGAGCCTACCAAGGAATGTATTGCTATTATCCGTGGCATGGAGTTCCGGGACTTCGAGTGGAGTACCTACGGTGGTTGGGTGAACGAGCATAAGGTTGCTGGTATCTATGTGCCCCTTATCCGCAAGGATGCAGGCGGCGAGACTGGTATTGTCAAAGTAACCTTGGCCTAAGGGATGTGTGTGGGGGTTCCTGGGGGTGTGTTCCGTGGCATGGCGGGGCACACCCCTTTTTTTGGTGTGACATGATTAGCATATTCCTTACGCCGTATCAGAACACAGAGTTGTTCCAAAGACAGCACGAGAACATTTCCTCCACTATTGGAGTTGAACATGAGTTCCTGTGTACTTTGCTTAATGGTGATAACACACTAGAGTGGTATAGGGAATACACCGAAAAGCATGGCATAAGGGCAATGGTTGTGCCTGACTTGTCGGTAGTGAACCTGATAAACATACTTGCTGCCCGCGCCATTGGCGATTACCTACTGTACATTTCCGACATCGTTGATATTCTCGACGGGGATAAAGACTGGGGTAAACGGGCAATCGCTGCGGTTGATAGGCAAGACAAGATTATAGGCGGGGTGCTATCGGTGCAAGTGAACGACCAGAACTGCACAGGATTGTTCATGCCGGTGAAAACGTTTCATGTATTGGGGTACTACTGCTGTCCTATCTTTGAAACGCCCATCTACGGCTATAGATGGAACGCAAGTATCTTGACGGAAGTTGAAAGATTGGTTAATATACAGTGTGGTATGAAATATACTCCTTTGCAAGAGTCTGAGTCGATGGATAGGGACAAAGAGCTATACAATGTCACAAGGCAGGCTAGACTGACTGCAGCACAACGTCTTTCAGAGTTTATTGGGGGTAAGAATGGATAGCACTACACCATTGATTACGGATTTGAACCTGCGTAAGATATGTACTGAACTAGAAGGATATGAGGATGTTTCTACGGACATCTTTATTAGTTCAGCGCACACCATAGTTTACGATGAACTGTTGAATGCTGGTTATAACACAGAACGGCTTACACTCATTGAACTGTACCTTGCGGCCCATTTTGCTGCTCTAACCTATCCTGTAACTGCATCTGAAGGTATCGGTGGTAAAGTTAATGAATCATTCCAGTACAAAGTGGGGCTTGGTTTAAACTTTACGAAGTATGGGCAGCAGGCATTACTGCTTAGCGGCGGGATGTTGGCAACGAAGCGTATATCCATTAGCTGGCTGGGGAGTATTCCGGCATGAGGATTATCAAGAAAAGCAGGAAACACCCAGCTATCCTATGGCGCAGGCTGGGGGATAGCGGCAGGGGCTACTTTACCTATGAGGCTCCTGTTGAGATCAAGTGCCGTTGGGATGATGTCACTGGACATAACTTCGATGAACACGGGGTTTCTTACCATGTTACGGCTGAAGTTATCATAGACCGTGAAGTTACACTAGGAGACGCCCTGCGTTACGGAAAGTTGGCGGATTTGAAGTTTGATGCCTCCGATCCTCTTGCTATTCCCGGTGTTGGTCTTGTCAAGAAGTTGGAACGTTATGCAACTTTGAAACAGCCGGATTTGGAAAGCTTCGATCAAACGCTGCATTTGGTAACTCTAGGGCGATAATGGCTAAGTTTCTCCCATACGAAGGTAGTATATCATTTCAGGGGCGCGGACACCTCTTTACCAGAGGTATCCAGCAAAGCCTACTGAAACGTAGTCAGATTCGTATTAACATTAAGAACATGGGATGGGATGCCGCATATACTCGCCTAGTCAGTATGCCTGCAGCCGTTAGAACAGGACTCAAGGGGGCACTAAAGGATAACGCGGAGCGTATTGAAAGACTTGCTAAATCCTATGCCCCGCATGGCCTGGAAACGGATAACTTGCATGATAGTATTGAGGCTATCCCTGTTGGTGGGTCTAACAGTTTAGCTTACACGGTTATGGCGGATACCCCGTATGCCCATTTTGTTGAGATGGATGTACACCCCTCCTACGGGGCGGGGAACAAAACGCGCACTAATATGGGTGGTACAGTATTCGGTGCCAGGCAAGGGCCACCACAAGGCCCACACTACATGCAGCGGGCTACAGAGGCAAGCGAGCAATCTTCCCATGACACCGTAAGGGAGGCGTTCAACAAGGCTATGGTTGTCGCTATGAGTATTGCCAAGCGAGGTCATAGTGCTGGGTTGGATTTTAACACGCGGGCTGGGGCGCGAGCCTTTGCTTTTGTCAGATCGGGCATGACTATTGGCTTGGATGCCCCTATGAGTGCTGGTACCGGGGGCGGCGATATTCACCCATTGGATATGGCATTAGGGGGTATGTAATGCGTAGTTGCGCCGAAGAATTGATGGAATTCTGCCAAAGTAAAAAGCTTGGTAAGGCGGGTGAAACTCTGTTCTTTGGGCAGGGGTTCAATGACGAGCAAAACTTTGATGCTGTTATATTCAGTGACACACGCGGTGGTTCTTACGAGCGTAGGTTTGATGGTGTGGCCTTTGAACATGACTACGTAGACATCCAAGCACGCGGACCTATTCCCGGTGATGTGTTTCTCAAGTTGGATGCGTTTCGCAAGGTACTGGAAACCATGAAGGGACACAGGACAAAAACTGGTTCACACTATGAATCGGTCTTGGCGCTATCCCCCCCCAAAATGGTGATGTACGATTCGGGTAGGAAATACGTGTACTCGTTACCGATGAAAGTAATGCGAAAAGAGGTAGAGCCTACTTGACGCAATCGGGTAACTGTGGTACTTTATAACTGTCGGCTAACACGTTTATTCGGAGGACATTATGTCAGATATTGGCAAGAACGCTTTTGAACCTAGTGGCACTACGATGACTATCACCCCCGAAACCGGTGGTTCATGGACAATCTACGGCGTTGAAATTACCCCGCCCGCATGGGATGGTGGTGACGCGATTGATATTACTACGCTTGGTAATACCGAATTCCGTACCAAAATGGCGCAGACCCTGAAGGATATTGGCGAATGCAGTTTCAGCTGCCATTATGATCCTTCAATCTTTGCTACTGCCCCGATCAACAAGAATGGCTCTGTTGCCATCGTTATCCCTAACTGGGGTACGTTGACAATCAAGGGCTATCTCCGCTCGCTGACTCCCAATGCCCTTACGGTTGGTGATGCCGCGAGAATGGAGGGTTCAATTGTTGTAACCAATACTGTTATCTCTGGTACTGGTGCCAGCCGCGTAATCACTGAAACTGGCCCTGTCTGGGCGTAATTCTCATACCACACACACGAGGGATAGATGAAACTGAACAATGCTGCCGCGTTCAAGGCGTACTTGAAGCGTCCTAAAACTCTGGAAATGTCACAGGGTACGCTGTTTGTCAAGCAACTGAAGATTAGTGAGCATGATGAGCTTCGCCGAAAAATTGATACCTTGCAGGGTATTGAGGGTGAAGATACTGCCGCTATGACCCAGATGATGGACATCCTTGCTTCACTTATCACCGATGAAAACGGAGAGCTTATCTTCACCAAGCCTGAAGATATTGCGGAGTTCAAGAGTGCTCTAACCCTTGACTTCGTGCGCGAGTTCTTTGACAAGTTCTGGAGTTCATTCTCCTTTACAAGTAAGGAGCTGGCGGAAGCCGAGGCTACGTTTCGCAAGTAATCCGCTACTCAAGTTCAAATTTAAGTTAGCAATGCAGTTGGGGCGGACAGTAGAAGAACTGGACGCCTCGCTGTCTTTAGATGAACTGTACATGTGGGTTGCCTATAGCGCGGGTACTCCGTGGGGCGATGACCGCGAGGATTGGCGCAACGCCCAGACAAACTGGCTTATGGCTAGTCTATGGGGTGATGGCAAGAAAAAGCACAAGATTAATGATTTCCTATTGCAGTTTGATAAGAAAAAAGATAAAATAAAGCCATCAGAAGGTGTCAACGTAAATAAGTGGAATTACTTAGTTTTACAGGCGATGTTCGGGGGTAAGTGAGATGGCTGCTGTAATTGGAAATATACGGTTCATCGATTCAGATAATATTCTGAATATTAACCGTATCAAGACCCCATTTACCACCATCTTTGCTACCGCTATCACAATGGAAGAGGTCGCCTGTAGTAAATGTGGTGCTATTGTATATCAG